ATGTAGCGAAGCCACTCCAGTCCAACACTGGCGGCTTCCGCACTACTGATGTTGAAAGCGGCGCGTATGTCGCCCAGCAGTCTGCCGTTCGTCGCCTAACCCCAACGGAATGTGAACGACTAATGAGCTGGCCGGATGGCTGGACAAGCGTGGACGGTGACAAGACACCGGACGGGCGCAGGTATAAGGCTTGCGGGAACGGGGTCGTGAGCAATGTGAGCGAGTGGATTGGGCGACGTATTCTCGCGGTTGAAAATGAAGATGCGTCAGACGCAGGGCAAGCGTAGCTAGACCTATCGCTGACGCAACGAGGAGCGCCCGCGTGTCGGGCGGACGCTCCCTTCGCGTTAGGCGCTGAGGCTGGCTTCTAGCAGCGCGGTAAGATCCTGCGATGCGGTGACCTTCGCTGCGCTTGCGGGCTTGACTGTGATTGTCTTGCCTGCTATCGCGTCGTCGACCAGCTTCTGCTTCAGGGCGATGGCTTCGTCCACCTCGGTGCTGAGGACATCGTGACCGTCAGGCATTTGCTCGATCACTGCGCGAGCCATCTCTACTTGGTCTTGGTTGACTTCGCTTTGCTGCGGCGCGATTAGCGCGTCGTCGGTGCCTCGGACGCAGGAAGCGAACTCCAGCGTGTTCATTACGAGGCAGCCTCGTGAGCCATCCGCGTAGATGACCGCCAGCTTCTGACGCGAGCGTGCTGTCCATTTCGCTGTGATTGCGCGCTCCTCCTCCAGCAGGGCTTCGTAGATCAGGCGGTATGCTTGGTGCGCTCCGCCCTTTGTTGGTGACTGGATGTAGTAGAAGCCTGTTACGCGGTCGAAGGGAATCTCCTCGACTGGCAGCGACCCATTGACGCGCATTTCGTCCAGCTTCGTGGCTTCGTTGATCTGCTCCAGTGCTTCGGCGGGGATTGGATGGAAGTCGTCACCGACCCGAAGCCCGTGCTGCACCTCAGTGGTTTCGACCTGCTCGCCTGTCACCGAGTCGATCAGTAGCTGCTTGAGCGCGCCCCCGGAGGGTCCTGCGCGATCCAGCTTCACGTCTTTGCTTTCCGTTCCCTTGCAGATCTGGATTGGAATCTTGATCAGATCGTTGAGGGCGAGAATCGTGTTGTTCGTGGCTTTCATGTTGCCTCCCTATTTAGTTGACAACCCCATACAAGCTTGATTCGCCAGCAAAGTCAAGCCGTTTCGCAATCTTATTTCTTTCGGGATCGCTGGACTTTGGGACCCGCTCGAGCTATCGTTGTTAGCCCGACCGAGATAGGAGGAACCAATGGACGCAACACTCACGCCCCTCGCACCAACTAGCGCTGAGGGACTCGCGCAGAACGCGAAGGCCATCAAGAGCGTTACGGAAGCGGGAATAGCCAACGCGGTGCTGGAACCTAAGCTCGATGGCTGGAGGCTTCTCGCGCACATCCAAACGGGTCGCGTTGACGTTTACTCAAGGACAGCGAAGTCCTACTCTGGCAGGCTGCCTGCCATTGAGAAGGAACTTGCCGCACTTTTCCCTGCTGGCACTTGGGTAGACGGGGAAGCGGTCGCCATCCGAGTGGAGAACGGGCTTGTAATCAACGATTGGGGGCAGGCGCAAAGCGCTCTGTCTAGCACAGCAGGCAAAGCGGAAGCTGCCGCTGACGCAATTACTTTCATGGCGTTCGACTTGATTGCCTACGACGACATTGACATTCGCTCCTTGCCTTTCTCAACTAGGCGGGCAGCCCTGGAGCGAATCTTCAACGGCGAGGCTACTGAGAGGGTTCAGCTCAACGCGCAGGTAGAACCAACGGACAATAATCACGAGGCGTTCATCGCGCAAGGCTTCGAAGGGTCAATGCTGAAGAACCTTAACGCGCCTTACGCAAGCGGAAAGCGCGGAGCCGGATGGTTCAAGCTGAAAGCAACAACAACCATTGACACCGTGATCATGGGTTACAAGGAAGGCAAGGACGGCTTCGCTGGAATGATTGGTGCAATCATCTTTGGCCAGCACGACAAGAACGGGACGCTAGTGGAGCGAGGCTCCTGCTCCGGGATGGACATGCGTACCCGCAAGCTAATTTCAAAGGACACCACGAAGCACCTCGGTCGCGTAATTGAGGTGGCGCACATGGGGGAGATGCCATCGGGCGGGCTGCGGCACCCGCAATTCAAACGCTGGCGTGATGACAAGCTCGCAGCTGACTGCGGGATTCACTAACGAAGGAGAATGACATGGACTGGTATGAGCAGGCATCGGAGGCTTGCGCTGACGCGCACATCCCTGAAGATTGGGATGGTCGCGAGTGGGATGAGCTAACCGACAAGGAACGCTGGGACGCAATCAACGAGCAAGCGTGGAGCGTGGCTGACGCTTCGGGGCCGCAGTGACCAAAGTAATTGTGATACCAGCGGATCTAAACACGCCGGTGCGTGTAGATAATCTCGGCGGGTTAGAGGACTACCAACGCACGGTAGGAGGCGACATCGAAACAATTGCCTACCTAGAGGATGTTGTTCCCTACTTCAACGAAGAGGGAAAGCTTTTGGGACTAGAAAAGAACGCTCGTGCGACAGCAATCTTGGCCTTCAACATGTTCCCCGACGATTACATTGCTGGGGATTGCATTTTCGCTGGATTCGATGGCGACACTGGAGAAGACCTAGACATCCAAGACGAGACGGCAACCTACTTGCAAATGACAGCGACTAAAGCTATGGTCGACCTAACCAACGGAAAGGAACAAGATGGGACTTGACATTGCAGTAGCACCAGGCGCTTACGAAAACTACGTGGGCGACGAACAGACAGACGAAAGGTGGGAGCGCGAAGATCTGATCTTCGTTCACAACCTCAACGGCTTTAAGGACAGGCAGGACGGAATGATGGAAGGCTTCTACAAAACCACAGGGATCACTCACAAGCTTCACTTGAGCTACGGGAGCTACGGTCATTTGCGTGAGTGGATCGCGGAGCGCTGCTTGGGAATGACGTTGAAGCAAATATGGAAAGATCCATGCGGCGCTGAGGTAAGCATCCGCAAGGAAACTGGGGAGAAAGCAGTCGGGCTTGTCAAGCTGCTGAACTACGCGGACAACGAAGGAACAATCGGTCCGCTCACTTCAGCGATGATCGCGAGAGCGCTCGTAGACCGCCGCGAAAGCATTCTTGGTGAGGACGAGTGGCTGTGCGAGAGCTACGAAGCGCTCATCGAAGCCTTCGAGGGTGCCGCTGATTCCAACGGCTTCGTGGTGTTCTGCTAATGTGGATTTTCACGCCACATGGCTTCTACAGCGCAGTGGAGCATCGGGAGAAGCCAGACACGATCATTGTGCGCGCCCGCGACAAGCAAGATCTGGAAGCGCTTCGTCCTTACATACCAGACCTTCTGATTCTGGAAACGATGGACGCTGATTATCTCTATCGCATTTTTGTGTCACGCAGCAGGTGGGCTTCGGCTGTTAGCACGATGGCACGAGAGATTGACTACGACAACTTCAAGGATGCCGTGAAGAAACGTCAAGGGGAAGATCGTGCCAGCGTTTACATGCGCGTATGGACAGCGATGCTTGCCTTGCAGCCCTGGCCATTCAACGGGTATTACGAAGATGAGTACGAGCTTGGCGCGGCAGAACCACAAAGCACTTGGGATACTTGGCGGCAACGCCTTGGCATTTAACCGACCAAAGGAGAAGCAATGGGGCACGGAATAACAGACGCGGACACAATGTTCAGTGTTAGAGAGATGCCTTGGCATGGGCTTGGCTCAGTCCTTGAGCAGCACCCGGACAGCGTGGACGACGCGCTCCAAAAGTCCGGGTTGGACTGGCAGATCATTCAGCGGCCAGTATTCATGCCGGACGCGGTGCCAGCAGCGGACGACAACAGCAACTCCACGTGGACACCGTCCTACGTGCAAATTCCTGACACGCTCGCTAACGTCCGTGAGGACACTAACTGCGTTCTTGGCCTGGTGGGAGAAGGCTACGAAGTTGTTCAGAATCGGCAAGCCTTTGAGTTCCTGGACGCGGTACTCGGAACCGACCTGATGTTTGAGACCGCAGGAAGCTTGCGTGGAGGGAAGCGAGTGTGGGTTCTCGCAAGGCGACCTGACTTCGTGAAGGTAGCTGGTGACGACACCGCCACCTTCGTGTTCATTGCCAGCAGCCACGACGGAACAATGAGCGTCACGTCAGCGGTCACTCCGGTACGAATCGTTTGCGCGAACACACTTGGCGTTGCGTTGCGTGGCACTGATGCAAGCCCACGCACGTTCCGAATGCGGCACACTGCTGGCATTGACCAGAAGTGGGAGGAGGCACGGCAGGTAATGCAGCTAACCGTAAGCTACGAGGAGCGCTTCCAAGCGGCTGGTGACCGAATGGGCAGGGAGAAGCTAACGGTCGACCGCTTCGTGAACGTGCTGGAGACACTGCTTCCCCGCGACGATGAGATGGGAACGCTCGCTAAGCAAAACCGGGTTGATGCAACGGAGCAGATAATCAACATTTACCGAGGGCTTGGCAGCAGCGGTGACACGACAGGAAACTCACCTCACACCAAGTGGGCGGCCTGGAACGCTGTTGGAGAATGGAGCGACTGGTACCGTCGCCAAACGAAGAACACGGATCAGGTGCAGCGCTCCTTCGAAGATAACCGCTTGAAGCAGGATGCCTTCGACCTACTCACCGTCGCATAATGGGTGCTTTCATGCCTACGGCAGTAGAAGCAAGCCGCCAAATGAAGGAAATTGAGCTACTAATTCCAGACGACGAAGCGTTGCAACTCGCTGAGGGCTGGTATGCCCGGAAGTTAGTGATGCGGCAGGGCGGTCAGGTGCTGTGGCGGCTAGAAGCGGATGAGGGAACCATTAACTTGTTTGGCACGGACGGAATTGGCACAGCAAACGAAATAGCTGGTTTGTTTGCCGCGAACGTAGAGCACGTCGTTTAGCGTCAGGCGCGTTCGGTAGGTTCTCTGTGTGCCTCTCGCGCAATGGAAAGCCTTCGACGCTCTCCCGTCCTACTACGGTGGGAAGAGGAGGCTTGCGCCACGAATCTTTCAGGCAATAGAGCGCGCTGGTGTTCCTAAAGCACAGGGACGGGTTCTTCTCGATCCGTTTATGGGCGGCGGATCTATTAGCTTGCTTGCGAAGGCGCTGGGCTACCGAGTGCTGGCAAATGACATTAGTGTCAGGAGCGCGGCGGTTGGGGAGGCGCTAATTGTTAACAGCCACGTTAAGCTTGACGAAACCGATTTGGCCCGCGCATTGAAAGTTAATGCTGACGACTGGCAAATGCCGCCAATTGACAAGATGGCATTGCTAGATGAGGCGCGTGTTGTCATGGCGAGGCTTTGCAAGGCCGCGGCGGCGAGCGAGTTTCCTGAGAAACGAGCGTTACTGCGGCTGCTGGCCATTAAAAGCACGCTGAGCCTTGCCCCCTGGGGGCAGGTCTCATCTACGGTTGGCAAGCGCATACGGGAGGAGGCTTGGGATGACCTCTCGCAGCCGATGCGGGCGATGCTAGAGCCAATGTATAGACCGAACCGGCTAATCCGCCAGATGATAAGCAAAATCAACGCGGGCGTGTTCAACAACAGTTGGAGCAATGAGATGCATTGCGGGGATGTACTCGAGTTCCTTAGCGGCGTTCAAGGCGACGTTGTTTATCTTGACCCTCCGTACCCGGACACAATTGCTTACGAAAGTGAGTACGCGGCACTTGACGAAATGCTGACCGGGGAACCAGCGCAGCTAGAGAAAAGCCGGTTCAGCGCGAAGGATGGCTGGGAGTTCCTAGGTGACGTGTATGATGCTTCGGAGCATATCCCCGTGTGGGTACTATCACTTGGCAACAAGGCGGTTGACGTAGAGACCCTTGCTTCAATGATGCGCGAGAGGGGCAGGGCAGTAGATTCCCAAGAAATCAACTATGCGCATTTGGCATATCGGGCTGCTGAGGAAACTCAGGAGAAACATAAGGAGTTCATCATTACTGCCGTTAAGGAGAAGTCGTGAGCATTGAAGATTTAGCAGAGGGTCCGAAGCTAAACATTGTGTCGGCTCCCATTGATCGCATCCGTCCTAACCCGGCGAACCCAAACGAACTTGATCCCGTCAAGATGGAAACCCTGAAAAGTGACATTGCGCTAAATGGGTTCACTCAACCAATCCTAGTTCGTCCCGTTGAAGGAGACAAGGATTGCGACTATGAGCTCGTGGACGGTGAACATCGCTGGCTCGTGCTTCGGGAGCTTGGCGCATCAACGGTTCCGGCAGTGGTGCAGGAAGCTGACGACACGGAAGCTGCGCTGCGAATGATCACAATGAACCGGTTGCGCGGCGATTTCATTCCCATTCAGCTCGCGCACTTGCTGGTACGCCTAAGCGAAACCATCTCAGAAGCTGAACTGAAGAAACGGCTTGGTATGACCGAGCCGGAACTGCGTGACACTTTGCAGCTAGCTGACTTTTCAGACAAGCTTGCCGATGAGCTTCGAGAAGCACAGGAACGTGAGGAACGCGAAGCCCCGGACATTGTTACGTTCGTGCTGCAAAAAAAGGACTCTGTTCTAGTGGAGCGCGTTCTTCAGTCGTTACTTGAGGAGGATTCTAAAGCTGATCGCGCTAAGGCTCTGGTGACAGTGTTCCGCGCTTACGAAAGTCTAAACAAGCTAAAGGAAACTAAAAGCTGATGACGGCAGCTAAGGTATCAACAGTTGAACTGGTTGGGGGTCCTCTTGACGGAGCGTTCGTTTCGTGCCCGTCAGGGCACATGATTGAAGTCACGGCGAAACGTAAGGGCTCTGGCAAGCAAACCCGCCCGCTGTTGTATCGCGCAATGCATTCCGTTGGTTCGCAGGGAACCGTATGGCTTTGGAGCGGTGATTTGGTGTCTCCGTGCAGCTGCGGCACGTTGCATTCACGCCGTAATAGTGACGGAGCGCTTCTAACGAAGTGTACTTTGTGCGGCAGTGATCTTGCTTAACCGCCAGGACTTTGTGGACGCGGATGGCGTGGTTAACGAGTACGCGTTCCGAACAGCGCTGCGTTCTAACGCGGACGTGTTTTATTTGGCGCGCTGGCGGGTCGTTGGTCATGACGTGGCAGCGCAGCTAACTTGTGATGAGCGTGGCCATGAGGCTCGAGCTGGGCTTTGTGAGAGGTGTGGCCGGGGTGTTACTGCGCAGCAGGTTCGTGATGAACGCAAAAGGTAGACTGTGATTTCCGCCATCTTCATGGCTAGAATGAACGCATGCCAAGAGTAAGCGTCCAGAACACAGCGCAGGCCGAGAACACTTCCGGCGGGGTTTACGCGCACGGGCAGCCCGTTAAGGAAGGCAACGAGACCGGTGTTGCCGTTAAGCAGCTTGCGCCCCCATGGAACGCTTCCTTCGGTGAGCACAGCGAAATTGCCATTGGAGAACCTTTCCTGATCATTAAGAACGGTGCCGTTCAAGTTGATGGTGCGTTCTCGCTTGGTGAAGCTGTCTACATCAACGACAGTAACGTGCTGGTTTCGGACGAACTCAGTGATGAGGTGCAAACAATTACTGTTGACGCAACGGGCGGAACTTTCACGCTCACGGTTGGTGGTGATACAACTGACACGATTGCTTACAACGCTTCGGCGGCCACGTTGCGTTCCGCACTTGAAGCCACTTCGTATGTTGCCGCTGGTGACGTGATTGTCACGAAGCCATCTACTGGCTTTTGGCGCGTTGTGTTTGATTTGGCGCTTGCTGACGTAAACGTGACCCAAATGACCGCTAATGCTGGCTCGTTGACCGGGGGTGCCGGAACGGCTGTGGTTGCCACCGAGACGCAGGGTGGTGGCGCGCTTGGAACCCCGTTCGGGCGCGTGGTTGATACTGCGTCCGGTAACCGTGGTGTCCCGGTTGGCAAGGTCATCATTGACCTTGATATTAAGACTGCTGTGGCTGGCGAGGCTTTCTAAAAGTCTGAGGGTTTGAAGCCTTGCCGTAGCGCACCGGCTTCAGTGAAGAACGCCATTTCGTTAACTAGCGATGAGTGCTTGTCAAAGGTTTGAACGGTGTAGAAGCCTGCGGCCACGCGAACGGCTTGCAGGTCCCCTCCTTTGCAAACACTAGCGGCTTCGCGCTGCGCAATTTGTCTGCTCTTGTAAGGGCCGTCGGTGACTCCGCCCACGTTGCCTACGAACCAGTTCATTACGCCATTCTAGACGAAGTTGGTAATCCGTGGCACTCGGGCCCTAATCCTCGTTCTACTGAGATTGGGTCGGTGAGCTTCCGGGCGCAGCGTGAGCAGCGCGTCGCCAGAAAAGTTTCGGCAACGGCTTCCAGGTCGTAGGTTCCTTGCGTCCAATCCAAGAGCTTCGTTGCTGCCCAGGCGCGTGCTTTGTCTGCGTCTTTGTTGATTCGTAGCTCATTGGTTTTAGGGTTGAAAGAGCCAACCATTTCGCGGAGGTGATCGTCAATGTAAACAATGTCCGAGTCGTGCAAGCCAACTCGCCCTTCTTTGGTGGCTCTGCTAACGAGTCTCCCGTCCTGCCCGCGCTTCTTGCAGGAGAATGTGAGCGTGACGTGGTCCCCTGTGTTTAGACTCCGTACGGTGACCTCCGCAAAGCCCCCGATTTCAAGCCTGTTTGCAACCTCGTTAGCGGAGGCTAGTATCTGGTCTGGAATCAGTAGGGCTGAATTGCTCATACGTACCTTCCGTGTTCAGGTGCAACAATGTTAGATCATCCCGGCAACTTTTGCCAATGTTTGCGGGGGAACGGTGACTGAGAAGAAACAAGACAAAATGACGCTCGCTAAGCGTGCTGGTCGCCACGCGGACATTGTGGAGGCTTGGCTACGTGGCCTTGGCCCCACGCAGATTGCTGCGACCTTCAGTTTGTCGCAGCGGCAGGTGTACCGCGTTATCGCTGAGTACAAGGAATCACAGCCGGTACTTACCGACCAGGACCCCATCGCGATTTTGGAGGAGCGGCTAATGAAACTGGAGGCCGCTGCGCAGGAGTACGCGCTCATTGCACAAACAACTAAGAGCGAGCAAATTCGTGTGGCCGCAATCTCTAAGCGCCTGGACGCTTATCAGCAGGCAACTGAACTGATGCAGAAAACTGGTATTTTGCCAAACAATCTTGGGACGCTTGGAGTGACCCTTGACGTGAAGCAGCTAGCGAAGCGTGTCGTCGATACCGTTGAGGAGCTTGGATTATCAGCGGAGCAAGCACAATCGGTGCTTGAAGCAATCACTGGGGAAGTGTTTGTCATTGAAAGCGAAGCGGTCGAAGAGTGAGTCCTGTTTCAACTGACAAAGATTTGGCTGCCGCTATTCACGCTGACTACTTGCAGCGGTTGAACGTGCGCGCTGGTGTTCGTACCCCGTTCTTTACTTGGGCGATGCGCGTTCCGGAACCCAAGACTGGCCGTCTTGACTTCAAGCGCTTTCCGTATCAGGTGGAGCTTTACAAAGATGGGGCTGATACCAAAGAGGTTGTGATAATGAAAGCAACGCAAGTTGGTGTGAGCGCGTATTTGGCGCGCTGGGTTATGTATTGGGCTGATGTGCAGAGTGTCACAGCGTTGTATGTGTTCCCGAAGCTGAAACAAATGTACGACTTTGCTGATGCTCGTGTCCGAGCGTCAATTATGGAAAGCGAGTATTTGATGACTCGTATTCCCATGTCGTTTGTGCAGAACAAAGGCTTGAAGCAAATTGGTGGCGGTTTCGTTTACTTTCGTGGCTCCGAAAGCAAAGCCGACCTAGATTCCGTTGACGCTGACGTTCTTGCCTTGGATGAATACGACACGTTGACTCACGCGCACATTCCTGATGCTGAACGTCGCTTGTCTGGTTCCACTTTGGGTTTGATTCGCCGTGTTGGTGTTCCCTCAATCCCGAATTGGGGGATTGATAAGTTGTTTGCGGAGTCCGACCAGCGTAACTGGATGGTGCGTTGCGAAGCGTGCAACGAATGGCAACCAATTACATTTGAGGACAATCTTGATCCCGACAAGCTGCTGATTGTTTGTCGCAAGTGCCGCAAGGCACTGGATGTTGCTATTGGCGAGTGGGTTGCCACATTCCCGGACAGGGACGCTCGCGGCTACCACATGCCTCGCCTAATTGTTCCGGACACGAACTTGAAGGCAATTTATCAAGCGTCACTGAGTATCAACCCGTCAGAACGCACCGTGTTCTTCAACAAGGACTTGGCGCTTGCTTACGCCCCGGAGGAGGGTCGCCTAAGTGACGCTGCCATTCAGGCCGCGCAGTCCGCTGGCGGCGGCTACACGCTTGCGTCAAGTTACACTGGCAGCAACCTGGTGACAATGGGAGTTGATGTTGCTTCGGTACGAGCTTTGAACGTTCGGATTTCTGAGTGGATGGATAACGGAACGAAACGAGCCTTGTTTATTGGGAAGGTTGACACGTTTGATGGCCTGTCCTTGCTGATGGAACGCTTTGCTGTCAAAATGGCCGCAATTGATCACTTGCCGGAAGGTCGTCTTTCACGGTCGTTTGCTGAAAAGTTTCCTGGCCGCGTGTATCTCGTGTGTTACGACACGACCCGTAGCCCAAGGGACACTGAGGTACTGAAAGTCAATGAGGATGCTCGGTTGGCAACGGTGCGGCGCGTTGAAGCCATTGACGCTACGTTCGAGCAAATTAGGCTTCAGTTAAATCAGCTACCGGAGGACTTGCCGGACGGGTATGTGAAGCAACTTCAGTCACTTGTTCGCGTGGCAGAGAAAGATGAGGTTGGCCGCACCTCAGTGAGTTACAGGTCCACTGGGGAGGATGATTACGCTCACGCCGAAGTGTATGATCTTGTTGCTTCTGAGCTTTGGCGTTTCCGCACGGCAAGCGATCATTTAATGAGCGAGAAGTTCACGCCACTGGACGAAATGATGGAGTTTCAGCGAGCAGACCTATCTAGCGTTGATGACAATGTTGATTACAGTCCAGGACTAGAAAACAATGATGATCTGGGCGGGGGTCTATGATCTGCAGTGTTGTTATGGCAGCTGACCCCGCTACGCTTCCTTTCAGATGAACGCTCCTACCAAATCCCTACCGAAGCCCATTAGGCTCATTGACCAGAAGGACGTGATCTGTCCTGCCGGTGAGGCGTGCGGGGCAGGCAAGGCTGTTAGGTGCCGCATTGAGCATTCAACAATTGTGGCGGCAGAAAACCCGTCAACAGTTCAAGGGTTCTGCCTTGGGCAGTACATGCTGTGTCCTACTTGGCAGGCAGAAAAGCAACGCATAGAAGCCAACCGGATCGCTCCTCTTGTGAGCGAATGGCACGGTGAGTGATGGTAACGACAAGCGACTTGTTGATAAGGCCAGCCGTTGGCGGTTACATCACCGACGGGCAGCGACTGCTGTATGTTTTGGGGCTCAACGCGGATGCGCACTATCAAGTAGAAAACGCCGCCACTGGCAAGGTGGAAACCTTGGTGCCTAAGCTACTAACGGAAGATGTTTGGCGCATAATCATTTTGGAGGAAACCAATGGCGCGTGACGGCGGCGGGTTCGTTAATTGGCTGCGTGAAACAACTGAGGACAGGTTGGGTTACTCGATAACGCCAACTGAAAGCTTGGAGCTGCTGGAAGCAGAAAGCCTGGATCGTCGCATGTTGCAGCGCGAACTGCATCAGCTTGCTTACACAGCGTTGGATTACTCTGGTGGCCGACCGCAGGAAGTTAAGGCATCGAAGCGTCGTGAAATGGCTCAGAAAGCTCGCGTGGTTTGGATGCACGACCCGCAAGCTGGAGCAACCGTTGATTTGCTGAACTCGTTTGTGTTCGGGCGCGGTGTTCAAAAGCCTCGTGCTGCGGACCGTTTGGTGCAGCAAGTAATTGATGAAGCTTGGGCTGATCCTGACAACCAAATTGTTCTAACTGGCTTTGATGCGCAGCTAGCGCTCGGTACTGATCTGCAGCTTCAAAGCAACTTGTTTCTACTGTTCTTTGATGATGGGGAGGATGGGCGCGTAAAGGTTGGGCTACTTGACCATGACACCGTTGAGGACGCGGTACGTGACGAAGATAATCGCATGCGTGTTCTGTTCTATATGGCAACTGAGCGTCGTTACCGCTGGGATTATGAGCGCGACGCCCCGGACGAGTCCTTGTCTGACAGGGTTAAAGGGAAGCCAGAAATCAAGTATTACGCGCATTGGCGCAACATGCCTGCTGCGATGAAAGCAAACAAGGAAAGTGGCGTTCCGCTTCCGAAGATGCCCCCGGCCGCTAAGATTGGTGACGGGCTCGTGTATCACCTTGCCGTGAATCGCACTAGCGAACAGGTTTTTGGTGTGCCAACGATGCAGCGCCTTATTCGCTGGTTTAACGCGTACAACGACTTTATGAGCGCTCGTGTTGATCAGGCGCGTGCTGCTGCCGCGTTCGTAATGAAGCGCAAAGTTAAGGGAAGCAAAAGCCAGCTTGAAAAGCAGGCAACGCAAGCGCTTTCTAAAAGCAGTTTGCTTGGCTCGTCCGTGACTGCTGATGGAACAACGCTTCGTGCCCCGCAACCCGGTTCGGTGCTAAACGAGAACGAAATGGTTTCTCACGAGAATTTCAATTTGACTACGAACGCTGGCAACGCCCTTACGGATGGGCAAATGATTCGTTCCCAAATTAGTGCTGCCACGCACTTCCCGCAGCATTATCTTGGTGATGCTGGCTCAGCGAATTTGGCTACGGCCACGAGCATGGAGTTGCCTGTACTTAAGACCGTTGAGGCTCGCCAGGAAGCTTTTGAGCAGTTGTTCCGTGCTTTCGTTGATCGTGTTATTGAGCGTGCCCGCGAGGCAGGCAAACTACCGGAGCAACTGACAACGCAGGAAATAAACGCGCTTGAGCAACGTGACGAAGGTTCGTTTGCCCCGCAGGCAGGTGAGCAGTTCGGCCCGGAGGACCCAACGAACCAGCAGGTGTTTGGCGCGAACATTCAGGGTGAGGGTTCACCTGTGGATAAGGATCGCTCGAAGGAACGTGACTTTACTTACGAGTTTGCGATGCCACCACCATTGCGCCGAATGATGGGTGAGCTAGTTACGTCCGTGACTGGTATTGCTAAGACGTTTGATCCGAACGGCACGAACACTGAGCTGAACAAGATTCTGTTGGGTGTTGTGTTGGGGCAAGGGCTTGAGTTGGAAGATCCCGCTAAGGCCGTTGAGGCCGTGTTCCCTCCTGGTTATAAAGATCCTGCGGTCGAAGCGTTTGAGCAGCAGCAAGCCGAGAAGGCTGGTGGGCAAGCACCACCAGAACCGGGGCAGCAACCATCGTCGGAAGGTAATCCGTATGGCGCACCAATGCAAGCGCAAGCACCCGAAGAGGTTATGGAGGGCAGGTACCGTGATCTTCCTGCGGGCATTAGGAACATTGGGGATGCCATGTCAGATGAGACCGTTAAAGCATTTGAGCGCGAAGTTATGTCCATTGCGGAGCAGGCATTACTTGATCTTGGCGACATGAACGGTGACCGAATAGGCAAACGGTGAGGTCGTGGAGTACGATCCTTACAAGCTTGCAGGGAACCTTATTGAATCCGGGTTGATTGCTTCGTGCATTCCTGTTGTCAATTCCGACGACGAACTTGATGTTGCTGTCATAGCTTTGGAAGCTAACTCTCTTGCTTTGGCTGCGTTAACTCACGAGTCCACTGATGTTCGTGTTCATGCCCTGCTAGCGGTTTGTGTTCACGCCCACAAACTTCTTGCTGATGAGGGGTTGAGATGGACTTACAATGCAGTTTATAATGAGCGGAAGCAAGCTGATTAAAGAGCTGTTGGAGGACTGCGGGTACAACTATCCCGAGGTGATTAGTTACGGTGTTGAGGACGAGCGTCTTGTTGCCTTGTTTACTTTGCCGCATGCTTCTCACCGGCGTGGCTTGACTGCGTTCATTGCTGAGAACCCTGATGGTGGCATTCCAAGGCTTGAGGTGCGTGACGGGTTTGTTGCTGTCCTTACTTTGGACTAGCTTTCTTACTTGGTTGCTTTGGCGTGACGACAGTGCTTCCCTTTAGACTGACGGAGTGCCACCACCCTCGGATAAGCAGCCCGCGCAGTCGCCTCCGTCCTCTCCCGCGACTGCCGCTGCCGTAACCGCAGGCGGGCAGGCAGCGCTAGGGGCTGGCACTGTGGCCATCCCTGCAGCGGGAGCGGCTGGGGCTGTTGTCATTGCGGCCCCAGCCGCTGGACTTGTAGCGAAGGTCGTTGGAAGCGTTATTGCTGGGTTAGCGAAGTGGGCGCTTCTTCGTCAAGCTGGGGATGCTTGGTTATCCTCAACGCTTCGGAAGCAATACCCTGATCGGCCTGACCACGAAATTGAGCAGGCCGCACTGCAGGAAGTAGCGTTTGAGAAGGAGTTTCTGCGTCGTATGCGGAAGCGTTTGGAACGTGATCTTCCCGAAGCGTTCGCGGAACCTAACCCGCAAACGCGAGAAAAGCGCGTGCAAGCAATTCTTCGTCGTGAACAGCATTACATTCGTTTGCGAGAGGAAGCAAAACTTAACAGGGCAGTGAACACGGTAGAGCGTTCCATTCTTCGTGAGTATTCCCCCGATGGTGCGTACTGGTGGCTTAGTCCTGACGTTAAGGAACACACCCCGGACTGCGTTGCGTTCGCTGGACGATTCTGGCCTTGGGAGGTTCTAAACCTGGTGCATCCCCCTGTTCATCATGGCTGCGCGTGCCGCCTGTTCGGAAAGGACGAGGCCATTAGTGCTGGCTGGTTAACGCGGGACAACATTCCGTTGGTTAATGACGCGGTCGTTAACGCCAACGAAATCATTAAGCAGTACGGGCTTCTTCAAGAAGCGAACGTTAGTAACGCGGAGCTAGAGCTTTATTTGCAGGAAGCAGTACGACATAATCTTCGTTGGCAAGCAGGGCTAGTAACGGGAGGGCAGTTTCGTCCGTTGCGTGGCGGCGTTCCGGGTTTGCGTTCCGCTGCGCGTCGTGCTTTGAATGCGTTCCTATCTGATTCAAGTGCTGTGCGTCCGCTTGCTGGAAGGTTCGTGAAGATTGATGAACGTTCCGAGTGGGTTCCGCAGCGCGGCGAGAAAGTCTTTCCTAGCGTTGACGGTGACCTCGTTAGTCCGCAGGGAGGCACGAACCTGTACCGCGACGGGGAACTGGTGTCCACTCCGCGTTCCCCGAAGGTGTCTCCGCCACAAACCGTTGTGCTGGAACAAACCATTGATGACGTTCGTAGGGAACTGCGTCGCGCTCCTCTAGCCTCTGCCGCAGCGTCAGTACGCAAACTTGACTCGTCTCGCTCACCTATTCGTGACGGCGCGGGCCCTGAAGCGTTCTTTGCCTTGGAGGACGCTGGGTTCGTTCCAACCATGTCAGCACCAAGCGTTCTGGGCGGCACGGAACATTACTGGAAGCACATTCCAACGGGTTCCACCCTGAAGTTCAACACTGATGACCGCATGCGCGTTCACGACGTGCGTTGGGAAGCAGGCGAACGCACTTCCGTTGCCGCTAACTCTCTTTCGAATGTTCCACCAGTTACTTTTGATGAGTTCGCGGAGTCAAATGTTGTGTGGGCGCACCAAATTGGGGACACATATAATGATGGTGCCGAAATCAGTAGTTTCGATGAGGACTTCGCGTTCGCTGATACTGCTGGCATGCGTGATTGGGACGGTGTTGTTCACATCGGGCCGGATGCTCGCAGCGCAGTTGAAACTGCTGCGCAAGCTCGAGCCGAAGGTGTTCCGCTCACGAACTATCAAAAAGAACAGGTTTATCGCGCTTACCAGTGCAGTGTTCACGAGCTAGTTCATTGCAGCAGCCTTCCGTCTTACGCTGAGTGGCCAGATAGTAAGAACCCTACGATGGAACAGAACGCGGTTCTAAACCTTGAGGAAGCACTCACGGAAGAAATCGCGCATGTTCTTGCCGCTGACCGTCTTAGCATGGAAGGGCAAACCGATATTCTCGCGTTCATTCGTGACAATCCGCAGGCCGCTACCGCTCAGGGCGTTTATCAGGAGCATCGTACGCGACTCGGCAACATTTTGGACGAAGCCCAAGTGCCTCCTGAGCAACGTGAAGGCTTCCTACTTTTCTTGAAGTTCAAGAACCGTTCTGCTGATGATCGCTTCGGCATACTTGGTGACGCTTTGCAACGTTCGGGTGCGGCTGAAACACTTGTGGCGGGACGCGCTCTCGCTATTGAAATGATGACCGCTGATGAACATAAACCCAGCCCTGATAGCTGGCAGGCAATTCTTAGCCCGAACTATGGGAGCAGCACTGCAGGTCGGTACGCTGACCTGAACGGCACGCCCATTCGTCCCGGAGACACAGTTTCCATTGACGAACCAGACTTTCCTACTGGTGTTGTGGTGCGTGTCGGAATGAGTGATTACGCGAACGAACCAACGGTGCTGCTGCAAATGCCTGACGGTTCGTTCCGGTACCCAACAATTAGTCAAGTTGAAGTGGACACTGAAGGCCCTGCACCACAAGGCGCTCGGCCTGGGATGAGCGTTACTTGGGTGAACCTTAACGGCACAGAAGGCAATGGCTGGGTTGACTCGGTGGATAACGGTAATGAGCGGGCCTGGCGGCTTGGGGTTCGTACAAAGGATGATGGGCATCTTGTTATCACAGCGAAGAATGTGGAACGAATTACCGTTGATCGGGCCCCGCCACAAACCCCAGGTTCAGCGCCTGCTGACCCTCTCGCCGCAAACCAGCCAACGCAACCAACTACTACTGCTTGGGGAGAGCCACGCTGGACAGAACCTCTTGCTGGTTACGCTGGCGTGCTGTACGCCGTGAATGACACGGACAGCGGCATTCTTGTTCGTGAGGACGTGGCCGCTAAGAAACTAGACTCCGAAGCCCTTGCCACTGGCACAAAGATTGATGGCTGGTGGAACTTCCCTGAAACAAACGGCACGGGCTCAATGTCCGTTGCTGAAGTCGCGCTTGGTATAGCTTCCCCTGAAGTAGCTGCACTGGCCGACCAGCACTTTGATTACTTCGGACCGGACGCGGGCGGACCCATAATAGCCCGCATCGAAGCATTCGTGCGCAACGGCACCTCACTAGAGAACTCTGAAGCGCTCAGAAACATTAGGCAGGTCATTGACACAGAATCAGACATTATTGCTGACGTGCTAGTTGAGCGCGACCCTTCTCGGACAGGCTACCGCGCTGGCTGGATAGTTGGCGGCACCGTTAAGGCAAGCACTCCCGAAGAAGTAGCGCAAGCCATTCATGCGCAACGTTCCGTTGGCAACTTTTATGACGGGAAGAAGGCTCCGCAGTCACCAGGGGCGGGTGACACGCAACGTCAGGTTTCGGGGTTTGAGGGCCGCGGGGGCGTTCCTCGCTTCAGTCCCGTTGAGTCGGGGGCTTTGGTGCCTGAAGCGCCTGGCTTTGGTGTTGGTGACGGGGCAACGATGTCTTGGGGCGTTGGGGACCGTGAGTTTAGTGTTGTTGGTTCGGAGGTTCGGGATGGCGTAACGTGGGTTTTGGTGGCGAACAGTGCGGATTCTGGCTTGGAGTGGCGGGTTTCGTCGGGGCCAGGGCCGGATCTTGATTCTGCGCGGTTGCGTGCGTTGGTGAAGGAAACAGTTGGTTCCCCTGGTTTGGACGCGTTTTCGTCTGCTGAACTGGCGTTAGAAGGGGCGGCTGGGGAGCCCGGTGTTCTGGATAGGTTGCGGGATGGTGACGGCCCGGTGGAAGAGGCGTTGCGTTCGGCGTTTAACGCGTTGGGTGTTGACCCGTACGACGTTGATTTGGGGGCGTTGGACCTGCATTCTGATGTTCATGAGGCTGCGCCGCAGTCACGTTTGAAGATTGCTGGCGCGAACGTGTCTCCGTGCTCGCATTTGCGGGACGTTGATTTCGCGGTTCATGTGTTGTTGCCGGAGATGTTGCGGGAGAAGTTCCCTGTGTTGGCGGAGAAGTTGCGGCGAACGAGTCCGCGTTGGGGTTGGCGGTCGGGGAACATGCCGGTTTCACCGGCACCACAGTCACCGGGGGCGACCGTCGGTAAGTCTGCGCCACAATCGCCGGGTACTACCCCTGGGTCATCGGTGGTCCCGAACTATGATGCTACGCCTTTGACGCTTGGTAGTGCGGCGGGCGGTAGTAACGGGGCGCGGTGGGCATTTGATGACACGGGCCGCAGGTGGCTAATTAAGGCGTATAGAGGGGACCAGGACAGAGTGGCGACGGAACTGCTCGCTAACCGCGTTTATGCGGCCCTGGGGGTGCCTGTGGCTGATGCGGGTACGCGACGAATGACTTTGGAGCCAAGGGTGGGTGCTCAACCTGACCTACCTGACCAGTTGTCACCGAAGCCTTATAACCAACCACCGGAGTTGGAGTTAGCTTTCGCGGGCCCTGATTCCGCTGGGAAGCAAACAGTCACGGCGTTGGCGTACCCAACGGTAGAAGGAGACACGCAACGGATTCTAAAACCTAGCGTTGAGCTAGGCAAAGGGTTCATGGCCGATGCTTTGGTAGCGAACTGGGACTTTGTGGGCTTAACTGACGATAATGTGCTTTGGACCCCGGAAGGTCAGCCGGTCAGGATAGACCAGGGCAGCACGTTTGAACGGCGCGCCATGGGAACCCCGAAACCGTTCGGGCCTGTCCCATCGGAGGTTTGGACAATGATGGGTCCGAGAGGTCAAGCGTTCGGGAAGGTTCGCGTTACCGAGCCCGAAATGCGCGCACAGGCCGCTGATATTGCGGAGAAGCTCACCCCTGGGACTATAGATAACTTGATGGATGGCGTACCGTTCCGTGACGTTGCGATGCGTGAACGCGTTCGTGAGAACCTAAAGGCCCGCGTTGAGTGGATGAGTGCGTTCGCTGCCGGGGAAGAAGGGCTCCCGGAGCCCCTAGTGGGCGATGAGGCGCGGGATGCTTTGGACGCGAACCAGAACTTTGAGGTGTTTCCCATGGAAGACATTGATGTGCGTTGGTTTGCAGCGAACCGTCCCGAAGTTACGGCACATTTGCGTTCTGGGGCCGCGAAGAAACAAGCGTCCCGGCTCGTTCAGTCAGCGATTCGTTCGCTTGACGCGCTAATCATGGCCGCCGAACCTTTGGATGACGATTTAGTTGTGTTCGCTGGCTTGTCTGGCGTTACTGACCCGGCAGGGCTCCTGGATCGTACGTTTGGAGACAAAGCGTTCGGCATTATGACGCTCAGCGAGGAAGCGGCCCGTAAGTTCAGGGTTGTTTCGCGGGTTACTGTTCCAGCGGGCTCCCGTGCTGTTCGCCTGGCTGGCCTGGACGGCCTGGGTGACTTGCCGGACAAGGATCTTGTGGTTCTGTCGCGGCGAGCTAAGTACCGGGCGGTTGGTATCACAGAAGTTGATGGCAAGCCTTATGTTGATGTGGTTGCGCTCCCAACATGGAAGCAAGCACCGCAAACAACTGGTTTTGCTGGCCCGGAAGTTGGGTCGCGAGCATGGCTAGATTCCGTTCGGGGAACCCCAGCGCTTGTTGATGACACCGTGCTTAATATGGAAGGGGTTTTGGACATGCTTATGCCCCCCGTCCCGGCAGATAACGTGTTTGAAGGCTGGGATGCTGTGCCGGAAGGCTGGAATGTGCTTGCAGACTTGAAAAGAGAAGCTGCAGCTGCCGAAGCTGACCTTGCTGTCTGATACAAGTTGTTCTACGTCTGCTCGGCGTCTCTGCCCGCAAAGTAAGGTTAGCGCCTAACGTTCAGTAAGAGCTGCCTAGCCTGAACTTTAGCGACACGAGCTGTGGACACGGACGGACCTAACGCGTATCGTTACGTGCAGCGTCACGCGCCTTCTTCTCCAAATACTTCTTCCGGTTCGCAGCGTACTTAGCTGCCCCCGCTTGCGCCGCGAGCTTCTGATCGAACTCAACTTTCACGGGCGCAACGAACTTAGGTTTGGCCACGTAGTTAGCGTACCGCACTTGTCCGTCCGATGGTACGTCGTACACTCCTAGCATCGTTCGAGCGGAACCCTTAACGCGGGAAGAGCTAGTAGCGTTGGTGAAGAAGCACGGCACCTTTCAAAACGTCGCGGACGCTTTGGGAGTTCCTAGCTCAACGATTCGCGCACGCGCCACAAGGCTTGGCGTGAAGCGCCCACCGCAAGTTGAGAACCGAAGGATGAGGGTTGGCACAACGATTAGTGGCGATGATGTCACCTTGGTAACTGAGCCTGCTGAACAACTCGGTGACATCATTGAGATGATTCGGGAGCGTGGCCTTGACCCTGACGAGTGGGAAGTCAAGAACGCGGTGCTGAACTGCTGGGATAGTAACGCGGGCGACGGGGAAATCATTGAGCTACGACAGTTGAAGATTCATCTTGTCCGTCTCGTTCCTGTTGAGTTCATTGTTCCTGTCACGGACGTGAAGCCTAGAACACCACGTAAGCCTGTGAAGAACAAGGCGCACACAATCATCCTGCTGCCGGATCAGCACGCTCCGTATGAAGACAAGGCAGCGCATCAGGCTGTGCTGGCGATGCTCGCGCACGTGCAGCCCGATGAGGTTGGGCTGCTTGGCGACGTTATTGATTTGCCAACGGTCAGTAAGCACCGTGACAATCCGGCGTGGTCGGCCAGCGTATCGGAATGCATTCAAGGCGGCTTCGAACTACTCAGGGATTACACGGAAGCAGCCAGTGGTTCACGGTTCTGGATGTTGAAAGGAAATCATTGCTTCCGCCTAGAAACTGAGTTGCTGCTTCGCGCCGAACGAATGTACGGTGTTGCACCAGCCTCACTTGATGGAGAGAAGCAGGATCACGCTTTGAGCTTGAAACGATTGCTGCACCTTGATCGTCTGGACATTGAGTTGATTGAGCCACCAAGGGAAGGCGATGGTTACGAGCACGCTATCCACCAAATCACGGATCGGTTCGAAGCTCGGCATGGCTGGATCACTGGGCAGAACAGTGCGCAGAAAAGCTTGGACCGCGTTGGCCGGTCACTGGTTGTTGGGCACACGCACCGGCAGGTGTTGACGCGACGCACAATCTATGATGGGTTGGGGTACCGTACAATTCAGGCAGCTGAGTGCGGAACCCTAATGAGCATTGACGGCGGTGGCGGTTACGCAGTGAACCCTGACTGGCAAGCTGGGTGCGCTGTCGCTCAGATAGGTAGTGACCAGGCGGAGACCATAGATTTTGCTAGCTGGGATGATGGCGTATTGCGTTGGCGCGGCGAGAGATATAAGTAACGTTTCTGGACGACCTTGGCCGTTTCTGTCCGAACCGGTGCTATGTTATCCCTGTGAAATCTGCTCAGTCAACGAACACCTTTCTGCTGGGTCGCCGTCTGGACGCTGGCCTTAACCAAACACAGCTAGCGCACCTTATTGGCGTTGGCCGCAAGGTGTACGCTCGAGCCGAAGCTGGTGGTGAGCCGCAGGCCCGTCACGCAGCGCGCTTCAGCGCCTACTACGGTGTTAGCTCACTCGTCTTGTTCCATCCAGAACTGGTGAACCATGATTGAGCGCATAATTGGCTTGACTTTCAAGGACACGGATGATAAGGATGAAGAAGAGTCCATGGAAGCTGTGTCCGCAATCCTTGACGTTGACACAGACCGCTTAACGGTCGTTGGCAGCGAAAGCATCTCCCTTATTTTCGAGGCCGCTGAACTTCGCGCCCTTCTTAACGCAACGGAAGAAAAGGAGGAGGCATGAACCGCGAAGAGTTCCTAGACCAAGTCATTGACCTAGCTGAAAAGCAGGGCGGCACCCGCAACGGCGGTTACCGAGGCGAAGTTCTTAAACGCATTGAGTTCGGTGCTGACCGGTTCGGTGGCGCGTACCTAGAACGCGATAACCTTGCCGTGCTGCTAAACGAAGTTCGTGACGTTGGTGCTTACGCGCTCTTGGAACTAGATCGCTTGGAGCCGTTAATGAGTGATGCTGATTGGCAGGAGCTGCGCATGGCCGCAATACATGTTGCTGTTTACGCAGCACTCGCGGAAACCGAAGCGCGCCGTTTCCAACTCTTACGCGACGAGCTGCTACCACCAGTGCTGATAAATGATGATGCGGCATGATGACCGTTGCTGAGAGAACACTGCAACGGAAGGCTGCGTTGGCAAAAGCAAACGCGGTGCGTTCCGGGCATGTGCTGCTAAAGAAAGAACTGCACGACGGTCACATTCTGATTGCCGACGCGTATCACTTGGAGCCGATCCGGTCCGAGTTGTTTCCGAAGCCGCCCAGCAGTCCTTACGACTACGGGGTGACGGCATGACCACCGCTGAGCGAACACGTCAGCGTGAGAAGTCCTTGGAGGAAGCG